GCTGGGTCCGGTCGAACTTAATTGACATCGAGTGTAATGCCCATCATCCGCGGCGTACGTGCCAACGGGGTAGGACAGGGGTGGACAGTCGTCCACGTAATTGAGGATTCGGTGCTTTGTGGCCGTCACCCACTCTGCAGCAGTGGATGCGGATGCTTGTTCCCATTCAGCGTTAATAGGTGAACTGTCGCGGTAGTCAGCGATATCTGCTTTGGTGGCCATCTGCCACAGTTTCGATTAACCCATCATAATTATTCACTAGACGTGTCAGTCTGCCAGCAGCAGTTTCTACTCACCATAATCATTTCTTACTAGAGGTGCGACATTCTATCTGCGCGGGAATGCACCGGCCCACGTTCGCCCAAGGGGCACTTCGCTCCTGATATGCGGTGAATACGGTAGACGGTGCGGCCCGCGCCCACGGCTACCAGCTCTCCGATATCGAATCCCTGCACTGCGTAGTATGGTATAGAGTGAGCCTAGTCGGCGATGAAATTTCACATTTACTGGACTACCAAACGCCGGCGCTTCGCCTGCTCGGCGACTCGGAGGTCGGCCACTCGCTTCGCCGCCTCCCTCCGTTCGACATCGTAGCACGGGTAGTCCCGGTAGCCCATGCGACGGAGTGAGTGGTCAAGACGGTAGGCTCGCAGCTGCTGCTCGAGCGGCGCATCGCGGGGCAGACGGTGCAGGGTCGACATGGTCACTCCTCCGCGGCCGGGCAGTCCCGGGCCGGACGCGGCCACTGCTCTCACTCGAATGCGAAAAAAAAAATTGGTCGCCAAAACACAACAAGATCGCGATGCCGCACCGCGTCCTTTCGTTCGATGCGGGCATCACGCACGTGGGCCTGGTGGCGGCGCGGGTGTCGGACGACTGGACGGCGATTGAGATCACCCACGCCGCATGCATCGACCTGACGGACGTGCGGCACGACCGGGTGCCGCGGTGCCAGTGCAAGCTCCCCCACACCAACAGCCTGGCGCACCGCTACGCGCACTTTGTCCAGGAGATGAAGCCGCTCATCGACGAGGCGACCCACTTTTTCGTCGAGCAGCAGCCGCCGCAGAGCGCCGGGATGGTCTTCGAGCAGCTGCTGCTCTTCCACTTCCAGGGGCTGACTACCTCCGTCTCGCCGGCGCGGATCCACGCCCGCTTCGCGCTGCCGCGGGGCGACTACGAGCGTCGCAAGGAAGCGAGCTGCGACGTGGCCGTGCGCCTCTTCCCGGCCCTCGTCCCCTTCATGGAGAGCGCCTCGCGGGGCCACGACATTGCCGACGCCGCGTGCATCCTCTGGTACCAGTGCGAGCAGCGGCACCGCACCTGGCGCTGGCGCCAGGCGCGGTCGGAGCTCAACATCGAGCGGTTCGCCTACCGGCCGACCTTTTGCCGGGCATGCGCCCGCGAGGGCGATGCGGGCCAGTCCGCGTACCGCACCGAGGACTGTCCTCGGTGCCAGCCGAGCGGCGATGCCTCATAGTTTATTCGAACACATATGGATTGTTGGCAAATGTCCGGTGGTATATCTCTACGTGTTTGTCTGTTAATGCACGGTCTAGGCTATGTTCAGCCGTAAGTATGTGACTCCCGCGGGCGTCCAAATGTTTGCCCTGAATGTGGTCCCTAAGCTCGCCCCCAAACACAAGGTCAACCGACGCTGCACCTTTAGCCTCACCTTTCCGAAAGTCGTTTCTCGCTTGGTCTACGACCTTTCTGTACTCGTCCAGTGCCTTCTGAATGTCTTCCACAGGGTCGCCGGAGTCAAACACACCCTTCAGTTCTTGGTTATCCCGACTGAGAATGGCGTCCAGTTCGGTATCAGTGAGGCACATGAGTCTGTTGGTTAAACACGCATTCGGATCGACTTCGTCGTATCCCCCCAGCTCCTCTGCGCCTTCCGGCGCGCCCGTGCGTAGCATTCCTCCGAGTTTTTGGGCCACGGCGTACACTGTCGCGCCGCCGAGGGCACCGATGGTACCGATGGCCGCCGCTGCGCCCGTGCCCGTGCCCGAGCCCGTGCCCGAGCCCGTGCCCGCGGGCGCGGATGTGGGCATGTACTGTCCGCACTGCTGACCGAGGCGCCCTGTGGCATTGTCGCAGACGTAGCCTACAAATGGAGGGAAGATGGGATTGCCCTCGGCGATGGGCAGACCCAGGCACCCTGTGCCAAACTTGTCGACGCCCCCAGAGACGGCCTTCCGACACTCTGCCGAACTCAGGTCTCGACCGCAGGCCGGGCGCACGAGAGCGTAAAATGCACTGGCGTCGCTGCAAGGGTTCATGGTATGGTTTCCATTGGGGCTCGAAATTTTTACCCGACTCGTCAATTAAAAAAAGTCATGCGGGCTCTTAAAACAGTCATGCACCCTCGACCCCGAAATGTGCCGGGGACTCGATGTGGAACAGTGTCGAGCCACCGCAGCGGCATACATGGACCGCTGTGAGCTACCTCGTGCCCAGTGCGACGACGCCACTGGGTTCAGTACTGCCATCGCCGAAGCGTGCGAGCGCATCCCGTCAGAAGAGTGCTCAGCGGCCATCAGTAGTGCCGCCGCCACGTACGGCATGGGGTGCATTGGCACCACGCCGCTGGCCGTGGTGGCCTGCTCCACGGCCGGAAACACCAACGGTGGCTTGTGCGGCTACAACCTGCTCGCCGAGATCCCCGGGTGCACAGACCCCGACGCACCTCTGTCCGAGTGTGAGGCGCAGCTGCAGCTCGCCGTCGGTAAGTACGGTGGCGACCTCGTCGCAACGATACTGGCGAATCGTGACTGCCTGGGGATTGGTACCGATGTCTGCACGCAGCTCCACCGGCGCACGTGCACGGTGATGCCCAGTACCTGCGAGGTGGCGGCCCCCGACCTACTCGGGGCTACCCAGGCTGGACCCGGCGTACAGGCCACCCTTCGTACGACGAGCGGTACGAAAATTGCAGTGGCGTCTGCGATCGCGGGCTTTGGGCTCGGCCTCGGTGTCGCGACGAGACACACACACGGCGCTGCCGTACCCGCGCCCGCACCCGCGGAGGTCGTCTATGCATACGATGCATCGGCCCCTGTCGACTCGCGAGTGCTTGAGCCCGTGCACGTGTACTAACCTGATGGGTCTAGCTCTCCACGGGGCTCTATCGCCCATACCGGCGGGAGCACCCACTGCCCAATATGTCCACGGGTAGTAACATGCCAAAGCCGACGAAGGAGCAGACACTTGAGTACTCGCGGTTTGTCAACGCCAAGGAAGTGGGCACGTGCCACCCCGCACAGCTGCTGGGGGACCGGCCAGAACGGGTTCTCCGTACGATCAGAGACGAATTTATTTTTCAAAAGTCGACGATTGCGAGGTCGTCGGGCTCGTGCAACAGCGCCGAGGCGCTTCCGGACGAGCGACGGTACTCGGACACCCGGCCTTCGAAGAAGTTGGTCTTGGCCGGCATGCCGATCATCGTCATCCAACTGAAGGGATTCTGGGCGCCGTACTTGACGGGCACCCCCATGTACGTCAGCAGCACATCCGCGACAAACTCGACGTACTGGCCCATACTGTGTCTGTTGAGCCCAGGCATGTCGGAGATCGCATCGTCCACAAACTCGCGTGCGACCTTGACACACTGCCCGACAATCTCGTGCACCCTCTCTTCGGACAGTTTCTGAGACGGGAGCAGGCGGTCGCGGTACAAGAAGCAAGCGAACCGCATGTGCTGCGCCTCGTCGCGGGCGATGAATTCGTTGCTCTTGCACAGGCCGGGCAGCTTGCCCTTGGTCTTGAAGTAGAAGATGACGGCGAACGGACCGGAGAACAGGATGCCCTCGACGCAGGCAAAGGCCACGAGCCGCTCGGCGAACGTGGCGTTGTTCTCGTGAGTCCAGTCGAGCGCCCACTTGGACAGCCGCGTAGCGGCGCTCTTGGTCTTGATCGACGCAAATATTTCGTCGCGCTCTCTCTCGTCCTTGATCAACGTGGTCACTAGCTGACTGTAGACCTCCGCGTGGATCGTCTCGATCGCGGCCTGGAACGTGTAGAACGCTCGCATCTCTCCCACCTGGACGAGGGGGATGAGGTTCGTGGCCAGGTTCTCGCCCACAATACCGTCCGCCACCGCAAAGAACCCGAGGACTTGCTTCAGCGCATGACGATCCTTCGGTCCGATCGTGTCGATATCGTCGCCGGCCAGGTCAATCTCCTCGGCCGTCCAGAAGTTCTGGATGGCCTCCTTGTAGAATGCCCATGCTTCTTTGTCTTCTGGAATGAGCAGGAGTCGCTCCGACGTGTCTGCCAGGATATCGCGCGGCATCGCTGACTCGTGCTCGCTCATCGGGCCCAGTGCGGCGGTGGGGTTTGAATTCAGGGTCGAGAAAAAAAAGTGCCGACGGCGACCTCTGGAACTTTGTCTACTGGGTATTGTAAAGACACGATGCACCATGGACCAGGGTCTCTCGCAATCGACGAAGACCGGGCCAGTCCACGGCGCTGGGATTCTATTGTACATGACACGGCGCGTAGGCGACCGCACAGAAGTTGAGTTCGTGCTCGGCCAGGAGGATTTTTCACTCGGGTGGTCACAGGGGGGGTGCTGGTCGGCCTTCGAGGGCGGGCGCAAGGGCGACGAGGCGCCGGAGCGCACCGCCGCTCGCGAATTCGTAGAGGAGACGGCGGGTGCACTGTCGATCAACGGGTGTCACACGATCGACGAGATCGAGGGCCTGCTCCAGCGGCGCGAGTTTGCGCTGTGCATCACGGTCGACCGCTCGAATGCCGACCAGGAGCCGCGGCTCTATGTTTACTACATCGTGCGCATCCCGTGGGGGACACCTACAACAGCATACTTTGATATTGTGCACCGCCCCCTCAGCGCACTGCACCAATTGTGCGACAGTGAGCGCATCGCACGAGAGAAGCGCAGTGCGATCGGCGGTGCGGAGCTCGTGAGTGCGCACCAGAAGCGGGTTCGGGCCGTCAACCGGGCCTATGCGGAACTTCCGTACTTTCTACGAACACATGCGGCTGTCCGTGTTTGCGCTGCCCAGTCGGTTGACAAGGCATACATTAGCGTGGTCCCGGACTACCTCGAGAAGCGCGAGGTCCGGTCGTTCCCGATGCATGCGATCGACTGCATGCTCCGGAACCGCGAGATGCGCTCGATGTCGCGCGGTGTGAGATTCCGGTACTGCTTCATTCCCGTGATCAAAGCTGCGATGCGACAGCTGGGCGACGCGATCGACGGCTGCTGACATTGGCACGCATGTTTTTTCGTGTTCCCGATGGGCCGGGTCGTACCGGGCCGTCCATACCCCCGGTACACTGGAACCGACCGATGGACCTCAAGCTGCGCATCGCACGCATCTGTGCCGCTCCGTCGAGGGCACTGGCCAGCGATGCACGGCGCCACCATGCCTCCCCGCCGGATGCGGCGATTCGTCGCCTCCCCCCGCCGAATGCCTCGCGGCTCGCCGGGGCGCTCTGTGTAGCCGCCCAGCCGGGCGAGTGCGAGCGGCGTGCGGGAATATGGCGGATGGTCGATGCGGCCCTCACCCTGCACCACCACTGCGATCACGACAGCCGAATGGTACTGTACGGCGACTCTCTGATGTGGCGTACGTTCCGCATGATCACAAAGGACCAGGGCGCCGCGGAGAGCGAGCGCCTGTTCGGGGTCGTCGCGGGGGCACTCACCGCCGACGGCCACGACTCGGATGTGCTATGGTCTGCAATACAGGGTCCCGTGACCCTCTCTCCGATCCCGCACCACGATGCTCGTATGGTGCTGGAGTGGGCCCGGGCCGTGGACTCCCAGTACCAAACACGGTGCATGAATTTTGTCCAGTAGGTCATAAATGGAAGCCGGTACCATACCGACCGAACACACGAGCGGGGGCAAGGCCGAGCGCAAGGCCGCGGAAAAGGCCCAGCGCAAGGCCGCGGAAAAGGCCCAGCGCAAGGCCGAGAAGGCCCAGCGCAAGGCCGAGCGCGAGGCCCAGCGCGAGGCCAAGCGCGAGGCCAAGCGCGAGGCCAAGCGCGAGGCCAAGCGCGA